GCGCATTCGCAAGTTATAATAAGTGGATATGATTATTCTTCGGATTTTTCATCCACCTCATCGATATCTTCAAGCTTCTTTTCAGGTACAGGAACTGGGGTAGGTGTAGGGGTGGGCTCTGGGGGTGGAGCTAAGTGTCGAACGACCTGGGCTGAGAAACCTTTAAAATTGTCAATATCCTGTTTAGCCTTGTTTAACTCTTTAAACATGTAAATCATACCAATTGCAAAAACAATCGCTGCAACGATGAGTAGGGTGTCTTTATTGACTGGGACCATTTATAAAAGAAAATGTCATTTTCTTTTTAAGCTTTCTACATCACGGCACCCATCTTAGTCTTACCAGCGGTGGGGCATTCATACGGGCTCTGGGCAAATTGAACGGCTTCGTAATGCGCATTTTCACACGATTTGCTTGTTGGTTGTGTGGGTTGACCAACAAACTTTTCGAGTGTCCTGGAGTTAGGATCGTACGTCAATACAAAAACGATGGCAAGTAGGAAGACAACCTTCCACAACATCTTTATTAATTAGTTAGAATATAATAGACCACCCATACCATTTTCAATACGGAGGACATTGTAATTTACAGCATAAATATCATCACCAACATCTTGGTTATCGTTGATGAGGCGAGCCGAGTCAAGTCGACTGAAGTTTAGGCTGCCGGTAGGCTGAAGCTTACCAGAATCGAGGCAGAATGGGTAGAAAAACAGAGTCTTGGCTGTTCCTAAAGAGGAGTTAGTGGTGTGGTAATACGAAGTTACGGTGGAGAAGTTGGGATCGGCAAATTTGTAATCAGCAACATCTGTACCGTTAATTTGGAGCTTGAGCTTATTATTGTCGTTAAGGATCGCCATAGCAGAAGCCTTACCAGAAGCCAAATACTTAACTGGGTGGTTGAAATTCAGCTCCTGGATCTTGGATCCGGAGGAGACCGCCTTCTGGGTTTGGGTGATGAGCATGTTTTGGGGCTGGGAAGCGAACACCTCACGCTCCTGGGTATCGAGATACGCGTAATTGGCGTAGACATCCCACTTGTCAGTGGCCGCCGCGGCGCCCCAAGTGATTCGGAGCTCGACATCGTGGTACTGAAGAGAAATGAGTGGGAGAGCAGTCTGCCAGTTCTCACAGAAAGCAAACCTGAGGGGGTACCACCTGTACGAGGTACCACCATTGGCGAGGTCAGCGGCAATAGACTTGGAAGCGGTAGTCGCAGAAAGTCGGGGAGCAATGAGGGTGGAGTAAGTAGAATCCTGCTCATCAATCACCTGACCCCCCACAAGGAGTTCAACCTTTGAAATTTTTGTCAACCACTGGGCTTGACTGTAAGCTTGGGTAGCGGTACCATTATTGGGAACGAGGTAGACATACCCGAGCATGTCACCCTTGCGCTCGAAGCGAACGGTCGACATACCGTTGTTGGAGACGTTGCCTTGAATGACCTGACGCTCGACAGTTTGGGAAAAATTTGTATGACGTTTGTAGGTGGAGCGGAAGAAGCTCACCTCGGGCTGACCGACAAGGTGTACATCCTGGGCTCCGACGGCTACGAGTTGGGCAATACCACCAGACATTTTATATTATAGTGAGAGTTTATTTTTAAGTGTTGGAAGCATTTGGACACCGAGCTCTGGGAACGTTGATTAGGAGACAAAATTTAGAAACTCTATTCAGTTTCTAAAGTTCGTTTTGGAGACGACCCGAGAACAAGGGTCTGGAATCGGATGATTTTACAAAGCCTCGGCTTCAGCTATAGCTTCAGCTAGAGCTTCGCCGGATAATCCGGATACTACAAGCTCGTCTTCAGCTAGAGCTTCAGCTAGAGCTTCAGCCTTCGCCTTGGCTTGTGCCGCTTTCTCTGTGGCTTTCTCTATGTCCCACTCAACACCGGTGAGATTCCCATCTTCATCTAGATCGGGTGAAGACATAGCCGGGAGGTCACGGAGGTATTGGCGATAATTTTTCCATTTTTTAAAGGTTTCATCATCTATAGGGTAATCTCCTATTACGTATTTATCCGTTTGGTGAAGTAATGGATCTCGCTCAGAACGGAGTTTGGTCATGGCATCTTTTTTACGATCTTCTATGACTTGTCGATCAGCAATTTCTTCGGGAGTGGGATCTAACACGTCAATCGTTCCCGAACCGGATAAGTTTGACATATAGTATATATTTACATTTTTAATGTGTCTAATCGTTTTGGGGGGTCTGGTAGTTCTCCATCTATATCTATATGTCGTATTATTCTCAATTTAGATATATAATTCGCCCAATCACTTCGTTGTTGTATAGATAATTCAGACCATACTGAAATGGTGTATTTATCAGCTTCATTCATGATTTCGTTGATTTTTTCATTCCAAAGTATCTCACGTAGACGGGCTTCCATTAGCTCATCCCGTGAAATCCCGTCAGCTTCAGTTTTACACTGGTTACATATGTTGTCTCTATTCATTATCATAACTGAGATTTCTTAAAGTCTAGTAATGATGCATTTACCCATCTCTTGGTTGTTTGAATGTGAACTATTAGTCTGGGACGACCCGCCATTATACGACCCGCCACCTCCTCCCCAAGATTGGCTACTGTATGTTCCTCCCCCTCCTGTGTACCCACCACCTCCTCCTTGTCCGCCGTTTCCTCCTCCTCCTCCTCCACCGAAACCCCCATCTCCTTGACTGGTTGACACGTTGAGGGTCGACCCGGACCTGTATCCACCCCATAACTTTTCTGTACTAGGCACAACGGTGGAATTCGCCGAGAGCGTGTACGGCGACGTCTGCGTCATCTGTTTCATCCCAAGGGCTAGGCGATAATCTCTCCCAAAAGCCCCCGCCCCGCCGCATGTCTGTGAGCTGGGTTGTTTAAAATATGCACCATTCCCACTCGTTATGTGCGAGGAGCCAAAAATCAGCCCAGTGCAGCTCGCGTGGGCCGCGTCGGACCCTTCATCTAACCATCCAGCACCCCCACCCGCACACGCGTACCGATTTGGACCGATCCAAGCTCCATGACCGACTCCTTTTGTCTCGTGTCCAGAATAACCTTTTTGTTTTCCGTCACCAGATGGAGCCCGTGGCACACCGGCATTGCTGCCGCCTTGGCCGTGGGCGTTTTGCCAGCTTGTGTTGTCGATATGAGCCCCGTCTCCCTGGTTCCTAATTGCCCCACCCCCACCCGCTATTAGCATTGGATTGTTCGGTGGGTCGTTGAGCCAAACGAATGTTCCACCTCCACCTCCGCCATCACCCCGATCGTTCACACCGGCCATGTTGCCGTTCTGTCCAACCGCTATTTTTAAAACATTACCTTGTGTCAAAGCAAAAGTCCCTTTTACACGAGCACCCAGGTTGTAGGAGCGGAGGGAGATGCCGCCGATGGTGGAGCTGTCGTTGTAGCAACCCATTGCACCGTACGCATCTATTTCATAATTTCCTGTCTTCGGTACAGTCCATCTCTGAATACCTCTTTCCGCTGTTGTAATGTTAAAGAAATTCGTATTCGTATCCCAAGCAACGCTGTATGCGTTTCGAGCCTCTGTGAGTGTGGGACCATCTCTCCCCACCGCACCCGCGTTCGTGAACGTATGTGAGGTAAAACTGTAGAGTTCTGAACCCACCACGACACTGAATGTTCTATCTGCGGTCGTTCCGGACTCATTATCCGTAACCCTAAATGTTACGTTTGTGGTTCCGTCTGTCGTCGCGCTCCCACTAAAAGTCGCTGGAGAAGCTGTTGCAGAACCTAAACTGAGACCAGCCACACTTCCACTTGTGATACTGAATGTTACATCAGTCCCACCTAGATCATCTGTAGCGACAAGATTCTGGGAGGAGGAGACTCCATTATTGTAAGTTAGAGTGGCCCCAGACGCTGGTGAACTCCATGCGATACCATTAAAACCAATTGTTTGAGTACTGGTCGCTGTGATACCAATAGCATCTGTGACTCTAACTTTATAGGGTCTATTGTCAAGTTGTCCAGTAGTGAGTGACGCACCAGATGCCGCAAGTTTGAAAGTAATACTTGTCGCGCTCGCAACCGCTGCAGAGTCCACATTGTAAAGTGTGCTTCCATCCGCACCAAGTACTTGTATATTATTTCCACTTGCCATTGAAGAAGCGAAATTTGTACCAGTAACGGTAATGGTCTGTGAACCAACGGCACTGGATGCAAAACTAGTTGGTGAGACACCTGTGATTGTGGGTGCGGTCAGAGCAATCGAATCTGTACTAGTCGAAGTCACCGCTGAGGCAGTGTCACCACCTATGACTTTAACGTTAAAAGGTCTTTGCGCTGCATCATAGCCACCACTCGCCCCACTCGCACCCATTTTGAATGTGGCACTCTGCCCACTCACACGTGTCGTATTGAAAACACTATATTCGGTGCCATCAGCACCTACGAGTTTTATAGATAAACCCGTGTCAAAACCTGTTCCTGTGACGGTGAATACCTGCGTCGCCGTATCTGCACCCAAAACACTCGTAGGAGAAATACCTGTGATCACAGGTGGTGGGGCGATACTCCCCCACCCCTCCGCAGTGTACGTTTCTATAAACCCAGTTGTAGTGTTATAACGGATCATCCCAGTCATCCCAGTGGTAGGTCTCTCCGATGTAGTCCCACTCGGAAGTTTTATAGTACCTGTTCCTATGAATTCAGCTCCCCCCGATACGATGAGTTCAGCCTTTGGTGAGATGGTCACACTACCACCCATACCGGAGTGTGCCGTACAGTAATAGTAAAGTGTTGTAGGAGTGCTTGTAGAGACAACAAATGTTCGTGTCTGGTCATCCGCGTACGTACCAGTAGTTGTTATACCTGTTGAGTATGCAGAACCACCACCATGTGAACCATTATTTGTGGTAGAGAATTCAAATGGGTGTCCTGAAAGAGTTGAACTCGATAGATCGAATATATAAGTTTGGCCTTGGTGTAGTACCAATGATGCTTGGAGATACCCGTCGATATAGTATTTATTAGCACCACTGGCATTCGTCATTGTAACGACGTATGTCTTTGTCGTACCCATTGTCATAGCGTTGCTCACACTGGACGTGGGACATGTAAGAGTTCCTGGAAATGTTGTATTATTGGTCATCTGTTATAACTCTACAATTTTTTTAGCAGTCTAGGACGCTCCTAAAAAAATGATGTTTGAAAAATGTTAGAAAATGATTAGTAGCCGAATGTAGCTAGTGCGTCACCATTATGGGCAATTGCATGTACTCCACCTCCTGAAGTTGGGGACATATATTCAACAAAAACATGGACATTACCAGAAACCGTCATAGCTCCTGAAGTGTATAGCGCAACAGTATTAGCTGTAGTGGTTACATTTGACGCCCATGGTGTAGCATTGTCAGTTGTACCAAAAATATTTTGACTACCCACTGAAATTACATTACTACCTGAGTTGATACTCCCCGCTTGGGAACCACCATTTACATCGAGTAATATTGTACTCACATGCTCATTTCTATCAACAAGGGTAGCTGTAATTTTTGCGTGGAATATATTGGAAGTAAAGTGGATATTTGTTGTGGGAGATACACTCGCAGGCATACTATTCGATAGACTGTATGTCTTTCGTGCCAGACCCCCGGTGTTTGTAATGAGACCCCCTGTGACATAGGCACGTTCCCCGACGTACACATCCTTCGCAATACCGACACCACCAGCTGCCTTGAGAGCCCCTGTAGTTGATGATGTCGCCTCCGTTGCATCTGTTAGGGTCACCACACCATCTAGGGTGGCGGCGGCACCGAATAGGGGACCTGACACCCCTGCACCACCTGCTACAATTAAGGAACCAGTGGTTTTAGAAGACGATGTGGTAGTATCAGTTATGGTAACACTGTCAGCCTCAACATCTTCGAAGTTAGCATGTAAAGCATGAATGTTCCCTGATACACCTACACCACCGGCAACAATGACGGTACCTGTAGTTTTAGAAAGCGTCGAGGTTGTACCTAACGCGTGTAGATTGGTAGTGTTCACATTTGAAGCCACACCTATACCACCAGCAACAATCAGAGCACCATTTGTTCTTAGCTTAGATTCGGTTGTGTCTGTCACTGTAACACTATCAGCTTCAACATCCTCGAAATTGGCGTGTTGTCCAACAATCTTTTTCGCAATACCCAAACCGCCAGCGACAATGAGTGCACCTGTTGTTGTTGTAGTGGCATCGGTTGTAGAACTTACGTATGCATTACCCACCACATGAAGCTTAGCTTCCGGTGATGCAGTATTAACACCAATACTTGTTTCTGAAACGTCTACGTATAAAACATTAGATCCAATCTTGAGATCACCAGCACCTGTAAGTCTGGCTTTTTCACTGTTATTTATATTTAAACGAATATGCTGACCCGCCTTCGCATTAACGTGTGTAGTACCACCCTCAGTTTGTTTAAGTGCATAATTTCCTGTGGTGTTATTGTCAATGTGTGCAAAAGAAGCATGATTAGTTTCACCTGCAAAACCTACCGCGGCTCTCCCAAGATAAGAAGTTTCATCGGCATCATATCCCGCATAGATATTACTCGTATGGATGTTAGCAGCTACACCTAAACCACCAGCAACCTTGAGAGCACCCGTGGTTTTAGAAGAAGATACTGTCGTATCTGTGATATTGACACTATCAGCCTCAACATCTTCAAAGTTAGCGTTTAAAGCATGAATATTTTTAGAAATACCTACACCACCAGTGACAATTAAGGCACCAGTGGTTTTAGATGAGGCATCTGTAGCGGATATTACCTTGGCAACAGCTCCAACATTTAGGTTTTCTTGAGTACTGATACCACCTGCAACTTGGAGGGCACCAGTTGTAGCAGAGGTTGAAGTCGTAGTGTCGGTCACTGTGACACTATCAGCCTCAACATCTTCAAAGTTCGCATGTAGAGCGTGAATATTCTTTGAAATACCGACACCACCAGTTACAATTAGGGCACCTGTGGTTTTAGACGAGGCATCCGTGGCGGATATTACCTTGGCAACAGCTCCAACATTTAGGTTTTCTTGAGTACTGATACCACCAGCAACCTTGAGGGCGCCGGTTGTTGCTGAGTCTGAAGTAGTTGTATCTAGAATGACTACACTATTCGAGACGACATCCTCTACGAAGACATTTTTACCGTGAATATTTTTAGCAACGCCTAGACCACCAGTGACAATTAGAGCACCAGTGGTTTTAGAAGTAGCATCCGTGGCTGAGATTACCTTGGCAACAGCTCCAACATTCAAGTTTTCTTGAGTACTGATACCACCCGCAACCTTGAGGGCACCTGTTGTTGCTGAAGTTGAAGTAGTAGTATCAGTTATGGTAACACTGTCAGCCTCAACATCCTCGAAGTTGGCATGTAAAGCGTGAATATTCTTAGAAATACCTACACCACCGGCGACGATTAGAGCACCAGTGGTTTTAGATGAGGCATCTGTTGTATCTGTGATATTGACATCACCAGCAACTTGAAGCTTTGAAGTTGGATCTGCCTCTGCAATACCAATATTTCCACCTGATTTAAAAACCATATAATTATCCCCATTTATGGCATCATTTTGATCTTGGTGTGCAATTTTTAAAGAATTCGTGTTGGCATTTTGAGCTATTCTCCAACCAAACCGTGACGATTCGGTTAATTTAATACCAGATTCGGTTACAGGAGAACCACCAGATCCGGATCTAAGACGTATGAACGCATCGTGGTCACCAACGACCGCTGCTATATCTAAAAGTTCAGTCGGGGTTTTAGTTCCAATTCCCACGTTCGAAGTTAATGTATTTACAAATAGATTTGCAGTACCAACTTCAAGATTTGATGATATGTGTGCGTTTGAACCAACATTTAGATTTTTTTGAGTACTGATACCACCAGCAACCTTTAGGGCACCAGTAGTTGCATTGGTCGAAGTTGTAGTGTCGGTAATGTTAACACTATCGGCCTCAACATCTTCAAAATTAGCGTGTAAAGCATGAATATTCTTAGAAATACCCACACCACCTGTGACAATTAGGGCACCAGTTGTTTTAGAAGATGCATCTGTAGCGGATAACACCTTAGCAACAGCCCCAACATTTAGGTTTTCTTGAGTACTTATACCCCCCACAACCTTTAGGGCACCAGTGGTTGCGGAGGATGACGTAGTATTGTCAGTTATAGTGACACTATCGGCCTCAACATCCTCAAAGTTAGCGTGTAAAGCATGAATGTTCTTCGAAATACCCACACCACCAGTGACAATTAGTGCACCAGTGGTTTTAGACGAGGCATCTGTTGCCGATATTACCTTAGCAACAGCACCAACGTTCAAGTTTTCTTGGGTACTGATACCACCCACAACCTTTAGGGCGCCAGTGGTTGCTGAAGTGGATGTAGTGTTATCAGTGATAGTGACACTATCAGCCTCAACATCTTCGAAGTTGACATGCGTGGCGTGAATATCACCCACAACACCCAAACCACCACCTATGGTTACCGCACCGGTGGTTTTAGATGAAGATGCAGTTGTACTCGTAACTCCTAGAGTACCATTTATATTAACTGCGATTGCGTTTGATGTATTCATAATAACTGGAGAATTATTAGCACTACTGAGAGTATGACCAATTTCAAGGTTGGATGTGGAGAAATCATAAATCACAGCGACATTACCTTTATTCCCACTTGTTAGGGGATTATTCATAAGTATACCGGTGTCCAAACCAGATGTATTACCCTTACCAAGTTCAATTATAGGATCTTGAACCACAAGATTGTTTGCATTAATAACCGTTGTATTTCCTGTAACGACTAAATTACCGGTTAATGTGAGGTTACCACAATGAACGTTTCCGGCTACACCTAAACCACCAGCAACCTTGAGTGCACCAGTTGTTTGATTGTAAGATAATGTAGTGTCTGTAATGTCTACACTATCAGCTTCGACATCTTCAAAATTAGCATTTAAAGCGTGGATATCTTTGGAAATACCCACACCACCAGTGACAATTAGGGCACCGGTGGTTTTAGAAGAGGCATCTGTAGCGGATAACACCTTAGCAACAGCTCCAACATTCAGGTTTTCTTGAGTACTGATACCACCCACAACCTTTAGGGCACCAGTGGTTGCGGAGGATGAAGTAGTAGTGTCTAAAATGACCACACTATTGGATACAACATCTTCAACAAACACATTCTTACCATGAATATTCTTAGAAATACCCACACCACCAGTGACAATTAAGGCACCAGTGGTTTTAGAAGTAGAATCAGTTGCAGATAATACCTTTGTGACGGCCCCAACATTTAAGTTTTCTTCGGTACTGATACCACCGGCAACTTTAAGGGCACCCGTTGTAGACGAGGTTGAAGTTGTTGTATCTGTGATACCAACCCCACCAGAAACGACTAAAACATTTGTACCATAATCATCGACGTAAAGATTCGAACCGACACTCAAAGTATGAGAAGCTAGAGAATTGGATATACCTACATTACCAGAAGTAACAAATGCAACCGTATTATTATAAAAAATCATAGAATTAGCTGTAACATTACCTTGTCTTGTTGCACCTTGAAGACTCACATCGGTTATGAGACTTGATGCGGGGTCTCCAGATTCTACCAGTTCTTTTGTGTTTGTGTTATACATCATAAGAACGATTTCAGGTTTAGAAGCATATTCCGAATCATTACGAACAGGTGCAATATAAAGAGACCCACCTTGTGATCCATCAATCGCGGTATTACTCGCATTTAGAACGATCGTGTTTTCACCCTGGTCTTCTTGGGCATGTTTACCAAACCTAATTTTGGTTGACCTCTCAACGGTCGGTAAGGTCTTGACCATTTAGTATAAGGTTGTATTTTAATTTGCATAAAGTAAACCAGCCATTCCATTTTCGACTCTCAAAATATTATAATTTACTGCATAAATCGGGTCGTTAATGTTCATAGACTCACTCATGATAGTAGCTGACGATACACGACTGAAATTTAGGGTTCCTGTGGGCTGTAAGCTGGATGTTGAGAGGCAGAAACAATAAAGAAAGAAATCTGGAGAAGTTACGAAGTTTGTGTGATAATAACTCGTGACGTCTATAAAATGTGGTTTACCCCATTTGTAGTTACTTACATCGAGACCATTTATGTTTAATTTAACTTTGTTTGTGGGAGATGTGAGGGCACCATCGGTTGTTGTATCTGATGATGCTAAATATTTTACTGGATGATTAAACGTAAGTTCTTGAACTAAAGTACCTGAAGCAACATTTTTTTGGACTTGTGTTATGAGGAGATCATGTTTTCTAGATGCAACCTGACCACGTTCTTCATTGTCGAGGTAATAATAATTCGCGAAACACTCAATGTTATAATTTGAAGCTGCTGTAGCCCAGTGGATCCTGATTTCGACATTATGATAGTTTAAGGCTACAAGAGGTAGAGCGCATTGCGGCCCCTCACAAAAAAAGAATCTCAGAGGGTAAAAAAACGAGCGCGCAGAAATACCCGGGTGTGTACCATTCGCACTCCTAGATACATTTTGTGCAAATGTATCAATAGCAATCTTCTCTGTAAAGATACTATCTTGGGTGTCAATAACGGAACCACCGATTAAAAGCTCAACTTTATCGATAATGGTGTCCCATCGTTGAATATCGAGGGCTTGGGTTTTGTCATCGAGTGTAAAATACACATAACTGAGAAGATCACCAGATCTCTCAAATTGGATGCTAGACATAGAATTGTT